ATACTCGCTGTAGCAAACACGTTGATGTTTGTTGATTCAGGGTTTCTATAAGTTAGAATACCTAACAAGTAAGCGTAGTAGTCGGTGTTAGCAAAATCTTGAGTGTTGTTTTCTACAACTATTCTCTTGAATATACCTTGACCTGTAGCGTTCGGGTATCTGATTGAAGGTTGTGCACCTGCAAGATATCCTGCAGCTCCGAGTTGGAATCTATCTTCATTTGTTCTGTGTTCATTGTATATATCCCATCCATCGAATCCACCCGCGAAACATACTGTGTATTTTCTTGCGAAGATGAAATAGTAAGGATTTTCTTGAGTCTCAGGGTCAGATGTGAAAGAAGCAACACCACACTCATAAGCTGGTTCACCACTTGTTGTATAAACGTTTCCAATTGTCACAACGGTAGCTCCAGAGTCCATGTGGAATCCTTTTGTTAAACCATTCCAAGGAATTGATTCAGTTGTATCTGCCCAATCAATTTGGGGATTTTGTTGACCCAAATACTGAAGGAAAGAATCGTCGATACCGAAATATGATGAGAAACCTAAATAACTTCTTCTTATAACATCACCAGGAGAATCTATTGTACCCGCAAAAGGAGGGTTGAAAATAGGTTCTTGAGGATAATAATACTTTGTCTTATAAACAATATATGGTGCATAATTAGAAGATGAACCGTACTCTCTCTGAGTATATCCGTTAAAACCACAAGGAATAGCATCTATCGGAGCACTTTCAGCCATTTCAACCATAACATATCTTGAAATCAAAGCATATTCACCATCAGATGAACCAATTTTTTTTGCTACGAAGTTATTCGAAGCTGGGTCCATATTACAGTTAGTGAACTTTTCGATGACAATTGGGTTAGAATCTGTGTCAAAGAAATTTCTGACTAAGATATCAAATGTCATATTATTGAATGACAAATTAGCAATTGATATTTTTACTTCAGTGTTTGCCAAATCACCATCAGAAATTGATATAAATCTGAATAAGTCATAAACTTTATTACCTCTTAATTCTGAAACTAAGTAAGGTGTTTTTGGTGATTGATATTTTTGTAGTTTCCAAGCTATTGATGTTTGTGACGGTGTGCCTGCTATTGGTCTTGCTCCTGGTAGAGCAATCAAATCACAATTAATACCTCTCACATAACTTGAGTTGTATCCATAAGTTAATGAACCAGAATAAACTTCCTCTACAAATAAAGGAACCTCGTTTCTTGGTTTTCCAAAGTTATCTACACCCAATACTTTTGTAATATATTCAGAGGAAGCCGCTTGTAATGAAGTTTCAAATTGGAAAGTATCTCCATCTTTAGTCACCCCTGAAATTCCAAACAAAGAGAATGGGTTTTGAGTGACACCAGTATATTGACCACCACATACTAAATTAACGTCTGTAAGTCCTGTCACTTCATAAATAGGACCATGACTAGCACTCGTTGAGCTGTTTTGGAATAGAGCAATACCTCTTGACCTTAAAGTAGCAACAACCATGTTGTTCCAATAGTTAAAAGCCGTGCCTGAGTAAGTGAAGATACTACCTGAAACAGAACCAGAGAAAACACCAGTACTTGGATTTGTTAGTTGGTTGACTGTCCAATATACTGAAGTTCCTGAATAATCATCTCCTGTCTGTAAATCGAAATTAGCATAAAACCAAGCATCGTTTTGACCCGCTGTCAAATCGTTGTTGTCTAAGTTTACACTATCGACATCGAACCCATCGGTGAATCCTGTATATCCAGCATTAGACAAATCGGTAAAAGTTGTACCAGGAACAGAACCCCAAGAGAATACTGTGTTACCTGACAACGAATTATTTGAGAATATTGATTGAATAGCATCGGTCCAACTTGCGTTGTATGATGACGTACTTCCGTTATTCAGTGTATAAACATTATTAAATACCGCAGAAACTGCTGCAGGTAAACTAGTCCAGTTAACCGTTCCACCGGTGTTTCCTGAGAAAACACTTGTAAAGTTAACTTGAGCAACACCACCATCGATTCCGATTGTTGTTGGGTCAGGATTAGCCACAATGGAGATACTCCAAGATGGACCAGCATCATAACCTGACAAACCCAATACTCTCGTTACGAAGAGTTGGTTTGATTGTTGTAAATATGATTTCGCAATATATGCGGCTTCATACTTGGGGATTTGTGTATTTACAAATTTTGTTGGTTCAGTACCTCCAAAAAAGGCTTGAAACTCATCATAATTTGTTATGAAAACAGGTTCGAATGCAGGACCCTTGATAGTCTCTCCCACCAAACCTAATGTTGTCACACCAACGCTTTGTGCCACAAACGATAAGTCGGTCTCGGAAGTGTAGACGCCAGGTGAAACATAAACTTTTTGGTTTACAGTTGTTGTTGCCATTATTAAAAATTATTCTGTGAGATTTATTTTATTGATAAATATTCTAATAGGAATGAAAAAACTTTACTTTTACTCATCTATTTATAAACGGTAGGAATAAATTCTGCCTTTTTTCTACTATGAGAATTAAGAAGGAAATCAAAAACATAAAAATTGACCCTGCGGTCCACGAAATCCTAAAAAAGTATTGCGATAGACGCGGTATAAAAATTTACAAATTTTTGGAAAACTTGATAATCGAGAAGTGTAAAGAAAAGAAGGATATCTACGGGGAAGGTTAAACGAGCTTGTTATCGAATTTGATTGTGGAAGGTTTGGTGTTGTCTTCTTTGACCACTTGAACATTCAAAATATCATTGAAAGTAATTTGAATCAAATTGACATCTGTTCCATAAAAATTGCCATTGATGTAAACATCATATGATTCAATATTGTCTGTTGATAAGATTGACATATTGGCTGTGAAATCAATTTTTTCGCTAAGTGAAGTGACTCCCGATAAAAATAAAAAGTCTGTTGGAAATTGACTTGGGTTTTCTGGCCAAACCTTTCTTTTCTTTTTCAAGGTTGATGTATCAACCTCAACTAATTGTGTGACCCTTTGAATCGCAGGTTTGACCTCAAATTCATCTTCATCTATCAAATAACCCAACATAGTGAAATCATAACTTTGGATATAATATTTTCTTGCATCCAGGTTCATTTGGGATTCATCCCCAACAGTATTCAAAATGATAGGAACATACTGACCTTTGATAAAAGTGTAAGCCTGACGGGAAGCGAAAGTCTGCATCACATTTTTATTGAGTTGATTCAACTCACGCATTCTATTACAAATTATTTTCATACTGTAGTTGATATCAACAGGAACAGGTTGTGGTATGGTGTATATATCCATACCCTGCATGTTTCCATCCCAAGTGGGAACCGAGGCATAATAAAATTGTTTACGGTTGGGTATATTGTATTTCGTTGCGGGATTTGAGCCAAACTTCACCTCAGGTTGTCTTACCAATGTTATGAAAGGAGGACTTGGATTGTAATCCAAATCTACAAACTTCCATGTTTCCAAATACTGAGTCCAGTTTTGTGTTGTGACAATTATATCCAAAAAAGAAACAACCTTACCTGCAGTGACAACCTTGAGTTCGTTTTTACAAAACTCCAACATACCTTTATCTAAATCAGCATGCAAAACAGATTTGGGTAAATAAGTCCCATCTTTTTTAATATATTCCAATAACTGCTCTCTTCTAGCGCTCAACGTTTTATTGGGCACTAATTGAAGAGTTGGTTTTACTTGTTTTGGTAATGGCATATTTTATATTCCTCTAAATTCATTTTCACTAACCATAGTAGCGACGATTGTCCTATAGAAAGGTTTATATCCACCGTAAGTGTGTTTGTTATCTGACCTAACGTATCCATCATCTGAAACAACATAATATCTAACCCTATCTTCACTCTCATAATAACCGAGATAATCTCCCATGAAAATCTCAACACCTAAGTCTTCCAAAGTTTTTTGATAGATACTGAATCTCATGTTACCAGGCTCTTGTTGTTCAACTCTAGAGTTTCCCAAGAACTTATTAGTCGGGGCCAAAACCTGAACATAACCCTTTAGTTCGACAGGTGTCAAAAACTGTATTCCATCTTCCAAAACCTCACCATATACATCATCAGTTTTTGTTTTGTATCTATCAATCCTATAAAGAATAACAGTAAAGTTCATATCACCAATTAACCACTCCTCACCCATACCAACATCCAAAGCATAATCTTCTCCCCCAAAAAATTTACCCAATCTTGTTATAGGAACTAAATTCTCACCCATATTGATAAATATTGTTCCAATTATTATATTTCATCAAAAGTGTATGCGTATAAATCCACCAACAAAAATTTATTTAGATAAAAGTCCTATTCACGGAAGAGGAATATTTGCATCGGAAAAAATTCTTTTGAACGAAATCTTCGAAATTTGCCCATATTTGGATTTGGGTATTCCAAAAAAAACAACTAGCCCAGTTTTGATGAACTACAGATTCAATTGGCCAATGGGAACATCAGAGTGGGAACTACAAGTCGTTGGTTTAGGTTTTTCAAGTTTTTATAATCACAGCAACACCCCCAACGCGAACTGGAGGTCCAATGTCGAGCAAGACACATTCGAATTCTATGCAACTAGAGATATTGAGGAGGGTGAAGAAATTTTAGTCTACTATGGTGGTGTAGAATATTGGAACGATGGTAGAAATGATATTAATGTTAAATGATGAGTCCTGAAGCGAGTTTAGAATCCAAAGCTATCACGATACTTGAAACCTATGAGGGTGCGAACAATTATATTTTGGAACTAAAAAGAAAGTCCCAAATAAATAAAAAATTTTATCCAACAAGAAGTCAATCTGAATACATCATTGATAACCACGAATTATCTCCAAAGGTAGCAAGAAAGTGGGTAATACTTGACGCCTATTTCGCACAAAAATTAGCTGACGATAAACTATACACTGAAATACCAACAAAGGTATGGGTGGAAAAACTATTGGCGGAAAGAGAAAAATCTTTTCATGTTTGGGGTAGAGTTTTTGATTCCCAAGAACTCCACGATTTTTGGCTCCCAAAGGCTGCGGTTATAAAAGACAATACTGTCAAAGATGTAGTTATTGACTACGAAAAATATTCTGTAAGACCCCCACTCAATCATCAGAAGGAATCAATCCAAAAATTAGTAGAGAACAAAAAATTTATACTCGCAGATGATATGGGTCTCGGCAAGACTACATCAACAATAATTGCCGCACTGGAAACAGGGGCAAAAAAAGTCCTTATCATTTGTCCCGCAACTTTGAAGATAAATTGGAAAAGAGAGATTGAGAATTACACTGACAGAAGTATCTTCATCGCGGAGGGAAAGAATTTTTCTACAGAACACGACTTTGTAATAATAAACTACGATATAATTAAAAATTTCCATGACACTAAAAGAAAAGCTGAATCGCAAATTGCTGATGCCAATTTTGATTTGGTGGTCGTTGATGAGGCACACTATATCAAAAATCCTCAAGCCCAACGAACAAAACTAATAAACGACCTTGTAAAAAAAGTCGACCGATTATGGCTCTTGACAGGTACACCAATGACATCAAGACCTATCGATTATTTCAATCTATTGAGTTTGGTTGATTCCCCTGTCGCAAAAAACTGGATGGCATACGTGATTAGATACTGCTCAGGATATCAATTCAGAGTCGGACCACGAAAGGTTTGGAATGTTATGGGCGCTTCCAATCTTGAAGAACTAAGAGACAGAACCGCTTCACTATTATTAAGAAGACTCAAACAGGACGTGTTGGATTTACCTGATAAGATTATAACACCGGTCTATCTTAGACTTAAATCAAAAGAATACGAGGAGTTGATGGGTGAATATTATAATTGGTATGAAAAAAACACTGAGGAATCAAAATCATTAACAGTCCAATTTACAAAACTAACAAAGGTCAGACAAATCATCGCTGACGAAAAAATAAATCAAACTATCGAACTCGCGGAAAACATTCTCGAACAAGGAAAAAAAGTTATCATATTTTGTAATTTCACAAACTCCCTCAATAAAATCTGTGAACACTTCGGTAAGTCTGCAGTGAAATTAGATGGTTCGATGACAAAACCCGAAAGACAATTCGCGGTGGACCAGTTCCAAGAAAATGAGAAAATTAAAGTATTTGTTGGAAACATCAAAGCAGCAGGTGTGGGTATTACCCTAACATCAGCCGAAGCGGTGATAATGAACGACTTATCTTTTCTACCATCCGACCACTCTCAAGCCGAAGACCGAGCGTACAGATACGGTCAGAAGAACAATGTATTAGTTTACTACCCAATATTTGAAAACACAATTGAGGGGATTATCTATGACATATTAAACCAAAAGAAAAACGTTATTGCTACTGTTATGGGGGACATCCAAAACTCTGCGGACTTCGTAGAAGAAATAATGAACCGCATCAACGAAATGAGATAATATCAGAAAGCGTGTTATTTATATAAAACGCCTTTCGTTATTTATGAAAAAATTACAAGAAGAAATCCAAAACATCGAATACAAGATTTTGGAGAACAAAGTGAACGAAGAGAAAAATTTACTCCTCACAGAAATGAAAAAAATAGGGATTGAAAAACTACCCTACTCCTACTCAGCCCTTAAAACCTTCATTGACCCCGAGACAATGGAGTTTCACTACAACAAACATTATAAGGGTTATGTAGATAAATTGAACGACGCATTATCCAAAAAGAATTACGGTGATTTGGAACTTGAGAAGATAATCAAAAACATCTCGAGATACGACAAGGTAATCAGAAACAATGCCGGTGGGGCATTCAACCACGCAATGTTTTGGAATATGTTAACCCCAAAACCAAAAAAGTTAACGGGCGACCTTTATAAAAAAATTACCAAAGAGTATGGAACTTTCACAAACTTCAAAAAGAAGTTCGAAACAATTGCTAAAGACAGATTCGGTTCTGGTTGGGTTTGGTTAATTATTACCAAAGCCGGAAAGTTGAAAATTATGTCTACCCCAAACCAAGACAATCCTCTAATGAATGTTGTTGAAGGTGGTGGATTTCCTCTTTTGGGATTGGACCTTTGGGAACACGCTTATTATCTCAAATACAGAAACAAAAGAGACGAATACATCACAAACTTTTGGAAAGTTGTAAATTGGGATTTTGTTTCCAAGCTATTCGAAATGAAATCCAAAACCAAATTGATTGAATCAAAAATCGGTCAAGAGTTATTGATGGAAGGTCCAAACAATTATATTCACGCATGTAGTAAAGAGGACGATAAGTTTTTTCAAACTTTATTGGAAAACAACGAGATAAGTAAAATTTATGGTGGTGGAATTTATAGAGCTCTAAAGACAGTCCCTTGGTTGGAATACAAAGAAAGAGATATTACCCAAAATAGAATGCAGGGTTTTTATAAAGACGGTATGAGACATGACATAAGTTATTTAGCGGGAAACCATAGGGCTTTTTGTATGATAACAAAAAGTATAAACGCCCTACTTTCATCTCTTGGTAAACCAAAGATTTTATTACAAGGTAAAAAACCCGAAGAACAAGTTGAAGGAATCAAAAGACTTGTCAAAATACTTGTAATGGGTGCCGATAAAATTTTTACAGAGGGTTCACCATTTTATAAGGCCATCATGTCGAACTTGGGTGAAAGTAGAATCAAAGGAGAGAAAGTAGAACTTTGGTCAAAAGATAGATTGGAAAAAGAGTTCGGAGAAGGTAATGTCGAAATCAAAAGTTTATTCGGAGCTCAATCTGATTCTGAGGGATTGGATGGTGAAATCAAAACAGAGGGTCAGATTTACAAAGCTCAAATAAAACCATTTTCAACTTATTTTATTGAGGATGAAAAATATGTTGTATTAACACCGAGTAGTGTAAAAAAATATAATGTTGACTGGATGATTTTTAGTAATTCATTTGAAACAATTGTATTTAAAAACGAAAACATCGAAAAAGGAATAAATGCATACAAGTTTCCTATCGGTGATTTGATTTATACTCTAAGATGATATTTATAGCTAAATCATTTTCATGGCTGTTATCCCTGAACCAGAAAGAAGTAGGATTTATAATAGATTAAGAAATCAATTAGGAGCACCTTTACGTAGTGTCGAACTCACAGACGAAATGTTAGATTCTCTAATGGAACTTTCTATTGGAGATTATGAAGAGTATGTTTTACAGTGGTTGATTGATTCTCAGTGGGTTAACCTTGTTAACTTGAACATGAATGAAAAATCCGTTGCCAGAGCGCTTGTCACAAGAACAATGGATTTCGAACAACAATTTTCATATGCTTATTCCAAGATTGTTGGATTACAGACTATGGGTCCTTGGGTATTAAAGAAAGACTATTTCATTCTGAGTGCCAACACTCAAAACTACGAAATCCCTGCAGGTCGTGAAGTCAATGAGTTACTATGGTTTTCAAACCAACCTTGGACCGCTTTCGGTCTTGGAGGTGTGGGTGGATTTGGATTTGGAGGTATTGGATTGGGAGCAAACGAAGCTGGATATGCTCAAATGGGTTATCAAGGTTCATATTTCATGATGTCGGGATTTGACTACCTGATAAGAATGCAAGAAGCAAATATTTTGAATAGAATCTTAGGTGGTTCATTAACTTATAGAATAACTGGTTTACCCGATGGAAAAAAGAATATATTCCTTTATAACACTCCCGGTGGAAGATTCAACTGGAGTAATTATAGCCTGTATGTTGGAAGAGCTGTTTGGTATTGGTATTATGATGTAGGCCCTGACGATAGAAAGGATTGTTTAAAAGCCAACCCTGATATCATTAAATTACCAACTGATGTTCCTATCGAATCACTTTTATGGGAAGATATTAACGTTCCAGGACAACAGTGGGTAAGAAGATGGTTTACAGCTTACGCCAAAGAAACTCTATCAAGAGTTAGAGGAAAGTATTCAGGAAATCTCAAAACACCCGACTCAGAAATCCAAATGGATTATCAAAGTCTTTCAACCGAAGCTAAAGATGAGAAACTTAAATTAATCGAAGAATTGACTGGAGCTGAAGGTTGGTTAACGAGACTGAGACCCGAAAAGGTTATGGAAAGAGAAGCTCTTATTGCTGAGAACTTGAATAAGCAAATGAAATTCAGAGCAATGCCTCGTCAAATATATGTAATTTAGAATGGCAATAGTTAAATCCATACCCTCCGTTCGTATTATCAACGGAGAGAGAATTCAAACCTCAGAAGTTGCTTTGGTTTCCGAATCGTCTTATACTGTTCAGGGAGAAGCGTGTATCGTTGTCAGAGGTGTTAAGGAAGCAACTCTTGCTTTGAATTCGAGAACAAGTGACCACGTAGTAGTTAAATCAATGACAAAGCTCTTAGTTGTCTCTGACGTAGGTTTAATTGATGAAGAGTATGCAGAAGTAGAATTAGACAGATTTGCTTGTGTTGAGTTCAGATTTGTTAGAAACGCGTGGTATATACTTTCATCAGACGGATTGAAGCAGTCCTAATTTTTTTTCCCAACCCTCTTCAGCTAATTTATACATGTAATCAGGTTTCAACCCTCTCTTACCCCAATATTCCATTTCTTGCTCTGTGATTTGTAAAACATCCTCATCCAACTTATCTTGGTCTCCCTCTTCAAATGGCATACCGTTGATTAATTCACATTGTGATGTGGTAAATATTCCCCTCTCAGCCAGGTCATTAACAATTAATCCGTCTCTAACTTCCTGTTGAAATACAACCAACAAAGGTTCAATTCTTTTATTAAAAGTGACAACCGCTCTTGGTACATTATAATCACCTGTCATGTTTGGATTTGTGTCTAAGATGTTCGCATCCAACATGTAACAGTTCACCTGAACACCATCAACAATTTCAACCGCATTAGGATTTTCTAACTTTCTTAATTGATTTGTATCTTTTATTTGTTTAGCCGTGAGTTTTTGAACATCTCCCTCTGAAGCTTTTTTACCGTTGTTAACATACATGATTACATCACCCAAGTTGATGCTCAAGTTGTTTTGGATGGCTAGTTCCATGTGTGCCATCCGAGACATGGAATTACCCGCCTTTGTTTTTTGTGTTAATCTTTTTTTATAATCATCAAGTGTCAACTTCACCTTAGCCCTCTGAGCAATTTTGGATAACACAATTTTTTTGTCAAATATTAGTTGTAGATATTCATAGTAATACTCAATAAATTCTTTACCCCTTCCTTCCAACAGAAGTTTAATACCTCTATCAAGAAACTCTTCAATGTATAATGGAAGTTTTTTTGATTTGATAGAATTGCCGGTCAATTTTATCTTTCCTTTGGCATCCATTACAGCGTAATTTTTTCTGGCAAGATTTATACACGAGGGCCAAACACCATCAGTATCAAGAGCCATTTCTCCTCTCATAAAGATGTCATTGTATTCTGCAACGTCAGCTTCAGGTCCTGTATAAACTTTTCCAGCCTTAACCTTCCAATTCAATCCTCGACCAATATATCTATGAGTATCTGCGTCATCAGGACTTGAGAAGTTAACACCGTCCGTATCCATCACAAGAGGAACGTACCCTTTGGTCATAAAAAACTTAATCATCTGACGAAGGTATTGACGACCAGTACAAGTAATCTGTTCTCCCATATACATGTCACCCCAAGCAAACACTTGTGGCGCTGAAAGGGCACCGAACATTGAGTTAATGAATATCTTGATTGGTAATTGTTTGTTTGAGTAGGATGCTGATTTTTCGGGGTCAGTTGTATAATACTCCTCAGCAAGTTGTTTATAACGTATACGAGTGTCTCTGAAATATTTTAGCATTCTTTTCATTGCACCTGTGACATCACACTGCGGAAATACATCGTGTACGAGCTGAATAGAGGGGTATAGAGACGAGAAGTCTAACTTGAGTACATTCTTACTATATCCAACCTTAAGTAGTCGAGAAAGACCTCCTACGAAGTCTGTCTTCGATTGTTTCTCAGGTATGGCTAAACCGTGTTTGTGTGACCAAGCGAGCATGAGCATTTTCCATAGAGTTGCGGTTCCCATTGTTGATACCCTTTCGTATGTAGTTGGTATCATGGAAGCAAGTAGAAATGACGCTTGATTGAACTCTTTATCCACGGCCAATGTTTCCTCCAAGTCGTCATCAAGATATCTTTCTACGAGATTGTCTCCTGTGGTTACGATGTAAACATCTTCTCTTCTTTTACAAGCCATATCTATCTTTTCGTCTAATCCAACTTTTTTGTAATTACCATTTTGTATATTCAACCAATACTCCTCTTTTGCAGCATACATTTTTCCAATATCTGTATGTTCGATGTATACACGGTCTTTCGCCTCTTTGTTAATAAACTTTGTAATGTATTTAAGACCCGCAGCCTTGATACTTGAGTTGATTGCCTGAGCCCTACGAACCGCATGAATGATATCTATGACATTATAACCCCAAATTGAAGTCTGAAGAAAATCTTCAACCTCATTTGCAAGTTTTAAGATAGTTTCTTTTCTTGTATAGGAATGTTGAGGATGAAGAGATTTGATTGTTTTTCTCATATCAATTCCAAGCCTTTGTGACCTTTCAAATATCCAGTGCCAATCGAAGTTTGCCGAGTTATATCCACCTATGATTGATGGTTTTATTTGGTCGATGATATTGAAAAATTCTATGATTGCACCCTTCTCTTGTGATTCATCAAGACACTCAATTACTTTATGATAACCTTTGTTGGTCTTAATTCCAATCATGAATATCCGACCATCCTTGGGGTCCAAAGCATTTGTTTCCAAGTCAAACACCAAACGTGTTACTTGGTCGTAATCATCGAAACCCTTGAATAATCTTTTTTCTTTAGCAATTAGATATTGTTCCACAGGTGGAAGAATCAAAATCTTATCTTTCGCTTTCTCACCCCACGGGTCTAAATTACCGTCTCTGAAAAACTGAATGAGTTCCCGATATCCCTTCAGAGATTTGACCATGAATGTCAAACCTTTTTCAAGTCTTTCATCCCCTTTGGTTTCAAGTTTGTCAATAACAATCCCATGTTTAGACATAGCTTCCTTTTGAGCCATTTTTGAATCATTATAGAAACCCAAACCTCTAAGGTCTCCAACCCATGCAAATGGAATGAAATGGTCTTTACGAATATCTTTACCTTTACCGGGTATTTCTTTTATCTTGTAAATGGAGTTTGAGACATAGTCGAACTCAATAGCGACTATAAATTGTTCGAGGTCATTCCCGTGGAGGAACTCCTCAATTTCTTGACTTGAAATCATATATTTTTCCGAGTGGTTAATTGGCTTTCACACTATCGTGAAGTTCACCTTACTCATTCTCCAATAAATATAATAAAAAGTTGTGCTCAATCAAATCAACAACAAGGAGACTCAGAAATGAAACTCTCCTCAATGTTTATATACAGTTGTTCTCTGAGTGGAAGTATCAAATTACCCTCATCGTTTTTTATGAGAAACTGACCTTGATATCTTCCTGGTGTATCGGTATCCATAGATGTAAATTGGAAATAAATATAATACTCAGTAGCTGCTCCTGGCTCAGGTAAAATCAATGAAACAATATAACAAGGAGCGGAGACAATTTTCGGAATACCTGTATAAACATCAACCATTGTGAAAAAGATTGTTGAATACGGCAACGACTTCATCAGTTCCAAATAACTCGACCTCCCGTCTTGAACAACCTGCATTTTAAGCAACGGAAGGGTAGCATTCTTAGCGATATAAAATTCCATAACAATAAATATATTGTTATGACTCTTTCCTTAAATCTCTACTGTAATGTTCAAATCTATTGTGTTCCGTTGGAGTGAGTAATAAAATACCCGGTTTCAATTCACCCTTCTTTGTCAATTGGTACATATGACTCATCCAAGTTTGTTCGAAAGGATGTGCCCATGTGGTGTCCAAAAACATCTTGACATTACCAGGTCTTGAAACAATCTGAGGCCAATTACAATAATAAACTTCTCCTGTTGCGTATGGAACTCCTTTGTGAGATAGAATAGAATCATATTTTGCTTTGGGAGCATTTGGGTCGAGTCCCATTTGGGG